GGTCCTTTCGGAGAAATATGCTGGATCAGCGCTGCAAATGGTTTCACAAACCCGATAAATAACAGACATCCGGAAATGTTGAAAATACAGTGTGCAACGGCTGTACGTTTCGCATCTTTTGTCTGACCGATACTTGCCAGAAGTGCTGTAATTGTAGTACCGATATTATCTCCAAGAAGGATTGGGATCGCACCTGCAAGTCCAAGCATACTTGTCACACCATCAGGTCCCGGCTGTGATGCAAAGTTCTGCAATACTGCAATCGTCGCACTACTACTCTGTACTACCAGTGTCATTAGTGTTCCGACAAATACCCCAAGTACCGGAATATGTGCTACTCTTTCAATCAGATTCGTGAACACTGGGCTGGATGCCAGCGGTTTCATAACATCTCCCATGGTCTCGATTCCAAGGAATAACAGACCAAATGCGAAGATTGTCTGACCGATACTCTTCACTTTTTCAGATTTCGCAATAAACGAAATGATAAATCCAATAAAGATAATGATATAGATGTAATCGCTGATCTTAAATGCGATGATCTGTGCCGTCATCGTCGTACCGATGTTCGCACCAAAGATGATTGAGATTGCCTGTGGAAGACTCATAAGTCCCGCACTGACAAAACCGATCGCCATAACGGTTGTCGCACTACTGCTCTGTAATACCGCTGTAGTAAGTGCTCCTGCGATAACCCCTAGTACCGGGTTCTTAGTCAGAAGTGCCAGGATGCTTTTCATCTTTTCTCCTGCCGCTTTCTGCAGGCACTCACTCATCATATTCATTCCATAAATAAAGACTGCCAGGCCTCCTAAAAGCCCGAATATTATCTGCAATTTTTCATTCATAATATTTTCCCATTCTCCTTCATTCGTCTTCTGTAGAACCTGCCGCCGGCAGTTTCTTTCGAACACATGATGTTCCCTCGACGTTACGGGCTTATTGTAACGAAGGTGTATGCAGCCTATATCAAATCTATGTTAAATCTATGTAAAATTGTACCCGGAGTTTATATTACATTAAATTCTATGAAATTATTTTCGAAAAAATGTAAAGGAATCATCAAATGTATACAAAATTATCTGAATACTTAAGATGATTCCTTTTTATTGTTTACTCCTATTGTTTCTAATATAACGGTTCATTCTCCATCAGATATTGCAAGAATGCCTCGCAGCCTTCTTTCACATCGTCATAAGTCACGTCAAAATTCCC